TAAAAGCTCATTTAGAGGAAGAAGCAAAGTCTGGGTTCATCAAGAATTACTTTGGTAGAAACATTCGCGTGCGTAATGATGCATCCCATGTCCTCTACAACAATTACATACAGTCCTCAGCTATGGATGCTGCACTCGAAGGATTTTACCAGATCGTACAGGGTGTAGAGAAGGAAGGTCACAAGTGTGTCCCTCTCTTTCTTTTGCATGATGCGATTATTTTTGACTGTCATCCTGAGTGCTTTGACAAACTTGAGGATATAATGAGGCCAGGACAAACTTTGTCCGCGTTTGACTCGTGTCTTTATATGGGCGCGGAGGAGTTATGATGGATTTAGATATCGAGACTATGCAGGCTAATTACGAGAAGTTCCAAGCTCTGAATGAAAAGACAGGTAAAAGAGCTGAGAACCTCAAGGCGCTGATCGAGGGGCTGGGCGACCGCTTAGTGATGTGCCCCTCGTCTGAGAGAAATGAGTATTTTAATTCTTATCCGGGAGGACTTCTGGATCATGCCCTCAAGATCCTGGAGTCTAGCTATAAGATTGCCAAAGGCTGCGGCATTGAGGTATCTAATGAGTCGATCATCTTGTGCTCCCTATTCTGCTTGATTGGCAAGGTTGGTGATGAGAAGCATGACTTCTATATACCGCAGGATAATAATTGGCGCAAGGAAAATTTGGGTGAGAACTACAAGTTCAATGATAAGCTCCCCCACATGAGGACGACCCATCGCAGTCTTTACTTGCTCCAAAAATTTGGAGTTGAGGTGAGCTATGATGAATGGATGGCTATTCTACTTGCAGATGGATTGACTGATGACACGCGTCTTTACTCCATGAGAGAGCCTTCACTAGCACTAGTGATATCTTCGGCAAATAAATTGGTACAGGCTCGATCTCGAGAAGACAATATTCCAGTTCCTTTCTAAGGTAGAGCATATTTAATAATATGCCGAATAAATTTAAAAGATTTAAGCCTAAATTTGTGAAGCGAGCATTTGTTCGAGGCTCTGGATTAGGGCAGACTGGCGCGCACGGAACGTCAGCTTTTCAAAACCCGCCCGGCATCCATAGGCTTGGGTGGGCCCCGAGACCTTTTCCTAGGACAGGAATGACAGGGGAGCCCAATAGTTCGATCATGGGTCGAATGGGATCCGGTGCACTCTCAGTATACACTGATGAAGACAAAGAAGAATTTGAGAAGCAGAGCGGACCTCCTGGCAAAGGTGGTAACTACAAAGCTTCTATGACAAGAACTTATATTAAAAAAGGCGGAGGCCAGACAATGATAGGATTACCCGGAGGAGTTGTAGGCGAATCACATCTCAGGGACATTATCAGAAACGAAATACTTGAAATGAAGGGCGATCCCGACGGAGCTAAAGCCCTTGCTTATGAGCTTATGCGGAGTCAAGAGGGCGATGATGAAGACAAAGAAGACGAACTCGATGAGTTCTCCGGATCAGCTGCAGTAGCAGGTTATTCTCTACCCTTGGGTGCTTCTAATCACCCTTCCACGCTGAAATCTCGCGGAGAGTTCACAGCTAAGATGTACGGTGGAGAACGTGTGAGAACCCTTAAATTACGACGAATGAAAAAGCCCGAGTAATCATTGAACATCCTTGTAAGCTAGGTTAGAATACACCTGATCATCAAGCTTCAAGGAGAAAAAGATGGCTATTGATTTTGATGCGATTCGTCGCAAAGTTGCTCAACTCTCTGGCAACGCACGCCGCGGCTCTGCTTTTTGGCGTCCAGAAGAGGGTGAGCATACAGTACGTATTGTACCTTTTACCGACAACGATGGGCAGCCATTTAAGGAGCGCTGGTTCTACTACAATGTAGGTGAGAACCGCGGAATTCTTGCTCCTAAGCAGTTCGGAAAACCTGACCCCATTCAGGAGCTAATCAACAAGCTTCGTGACGAAGGCTCACCCGAATCGTCTGAGCTTTGCAAGCGCCTCTACCCTAAGATGCGCGCATATGCACCTGTTGTAGTCCGCGGCGAAGAAGATAAAGGAGTTCAGCTTTGGTCCTTCGGGAAGATGGTCTATCAGGACATCCTCAACATTATGCTCGACCCAGATTACGGAGATATCACAGATCCTCTAGAAGGTCGTGACATCAAGGTCTCACTATCTAAGGCTCCCGGACAGCAATGGTCCAAGACCTCTGTGATGCCTCGAGGCAAGGCTTCTAAGCTGTCCTCCGATACTGCTAAGATTGAGACTTGGACAGCAGCTATTCCAGACTTGGATGAGATCTATAGTCTGGAATCCTACGAAGAGATCGAGAAGAAAGTCAATGACTGGCTCAACGGCTCTTCGGCTTCAGATGACGATGGTACTACTGGCGGATCTACTTCTACTACTACCTCTACTACTAGCGCTGCTACCACTACAAGTACTGCAAAACCTGCAAAACCAAACGCTGAGTCGAAGTCATACACTTCTTTAGATGACGCTTTCGCTGATCTTCTCGGCGACTAGGGGGATAAATGGCTAAAAAACCTGCAGACAAAAAGTCTAAAAAATCTGATGACTTCACTGCAGATCTCATCAAGTCGCTGAACAAGGATCATGGGAGCAGGATCGCTTATAATCTCAGCATTGATGAGTCGCCAACTCATGTCAAGGCTTGGGTGTCCACAGGCATCCGGCAACTGGATTACATTGTTGCAAATCGTAAGGGAGGGGGACTCCCTTGCGGTAGGATCGTAGAGATCTTCGGACCTCCTTCGATCGGCAAATCACATATTGCATACCAAATAGCTAGAAACACCCAGACCATGGGTGGCATCGTAGTCTATATCGATACGGAGAATGGTACTTCTGTGGAGAATTTAGGCCTCTTGGGAATTGATGTCTCCCGTCGGTTTGTGTTCATTGAGACAGCTTGCACTGAAGAGGTGTTCGCGGTCGCAGAGTCCACTATTATGAAGGCTCGCGGCCTGAATAAAGATGTCCCCATCACCATTATATGGGATTCAGTTGCTGCATCTTCCCCCAAAGCGGAACTTGTAGGTGACTATGATAAGGACTCGATCGGCCTGCAGGCTCGTGCAATCTCGAAGGGTATGAGAAAGATCACGCAGGTGATTGGAAGCACGAACACGCTTTTCGTTGCTTTAAACCAGACGAGAACGAAGATCGGCGTGATGTACGGTGATCCCACCACTACGCCCGGCGGCATGGCACTTCCTTTTCATTCATCCACGCGCATCAAGCTTGGTGCAGGTTCGCCTATTAAAAACAAAGACGGCGATATTGTAGGCATTAATGTGTCAGCAAAAACCATCAAGAACAAGGTGGCGCCACCCTTCAGGACATGCCAGTTTGAGATTCATTTTGGCGTAGGCGTCAAAGAGCATGAGCAGGTCACTGATTTACTCCGATCTTCTGGTGATGTAACCGTAGATGGAAAAACATATTCAATCGAAGGTGCTGGCGCCTGGAAGACCCTGACAGTCTCTGATGAAAAGACTGGAGAGGTTCTTGTAGAGAAGAAGTTTACCAAGAGTGGTATGGAAGATGTTCTTAAGGATCCTGACTACAGTCATCACATTGAGCTAATGATTGAGAACATCTTGATAAAGAAATTTGAAGGAAATCCAGACTTTAACACTGATTCCTACGAAGAAGTAAGGGCAGTTGCAATGGACATGGCGGAGAATGATCTAAGTTGAGCCTATACATCAAAGTAAAAAGGACACACCCAGATGCTGTAATACCTGACCAGAAAGTCGGTGATGTCGGATGGGATCTAACTGCAGTCGAAGGTGATATTATCGAACCTGGAAAAGTGGCAGTCGCCCCTACAGGATTAGTGCTAGCCGAGAATCCTTACGCTAGTGACATCCACAATCAGGTTCTACTTAAGATCGAAGCACGAAGCGGATTAGCCAGCAAGCACTGCGTTTTTCCTGTGGGTGGCATCATCGATCCAAGTTACCGCGGCGAGATGGGAGTCATGCTCTATAATGGAGGAGATCAGCCCTATGAGTTCTATAAGGGCGACAGGGTTGCCCAGATTGTTATCTACGAAGTGCACGCCAAAACCATAGGCAATAAAACATGCTTTATGGAGGCAGCTGCTGTGCGTTCATCTGATCGAGGCGATAAAGGTTTTGGCTCCTCAGGAAGATAGACCCGTCCTCATCTTCGATGCGATGAACCTTTTTCTTCGCGTCTATTCGGCAAACCCGTCGATTAGCAAGCATGGTCATCATGTCGGAGGCGTAGTCGGTTTTTTAAAGTCGATGCGCAATATCATCGACCGGTTTAGCCCGAGCCAGATCTATGTTGTATGGGAAGGCGGAGGCTCTTCCAGAAGAAGGGCTATCTATCCCGATTACAAGAAGGGTAAGAAGCCGGCCCGAATGAACCGCTTCTACGAACAAGATATTCCAGACACACAACAAAATCGCAACAAGCAGATCGCTACTCTAATTAAGATGATGAAGAACTTACCGATCTGTCAGGTCTATGTAGGCGACTGCGAAGGTGATGATGTTATCGGCTATCTCTGCAAGTATAAGCTTCGAAACTTAACCAAAGTGATCGTGTCTTCAGATCAGGATTACTACCAGTTACTAAACGAGAACACAAACATCTTCAGGTTAGGCCGCAAAGAGATTGTGACTCGAGATCACATTCCCGAACTTTTAGGTGTGAGTGCGAGCAACTACTGTGTAGCCAAAGCTGCAGTTGGAGATAGCTCTGACAACATCGCCGGAATCAAGGGTGCAGGCTACAAGACAATGGCTAAAAGATTTTCCTTCCTAGCAGTCGATGAGGAAGCTGATATCAAAAAAATATTTGAGTATGCTTCTGCGAACGCAGAGGGTAAAATTAAAATCTACCGAGAGATAGCAGACAATTTTGATGTCTTGGAACGTAACTGGCGCCTGACATATTTAGATTCGCGAAATCTGGCGGCAAATCAAGTGAATCAAATCGAACACATCGTAGATACATTTGAGTCTAAGGGGAATAAGATCGGGATGATGAGAGATCTGATTGCTGAAGGCATCCAAAACTTTGACGTCGAATCGCTCTTCCTTAGCTTTACTTACCTAGATTAAGAGGTTCACGTGACACAAGAGTCCGGTATATCATTTGCGTCTTATGGAAAAGACTTTCAAGAAAAAATCGTTCAAGGTCTTCTCACCGACAGGATGTGGGCAGAACAAATGGCTGAGGTTATTGACACCCGGTTCTTTGATCTGAAATACCTCAGGTTTCTGGCTGATCGATATTTCACTTATCACCAGAAATACAAAGATTTTCCAACCCTTCCCCTTCTTGTCTCCATTATTCGCGATGACTTGAAGACGGGAAACGACGTCATCCTTCGGGACCAGATTGTTGAGTATCTACAACGTATTAGGCACAATCCCAACATGGGAGACTTGGAATATGTTAAAGACAAGGCACTTGACTTCTGTCGTAAACAGGCATTTCGAGGCGCATTAGAGGAAGCTGTTGATCTCATTCAGGTTGATAAGTTCGATTCAGTTATGGACTTGATGCGCAATGCACTTTCAGTCGGAACCACACCTTCTGTTGGCCACGACTTCTTTGAAGACATGGATTCAAGGTTTGTTCGAACAAATCGATCGCCTATTCCAACGGGTATTGCACAGATTGATGCAAAAGATATCCTCAACGGGGGCCTAGGCAAAGGCGAGATCGGTGTCATCACAGCACCTACAGGAGTTGGTAAGTCACACATGCTGGTTAATCTTGGCTGTGCAGCTTTGCGAGCAGGATTTAACGTAATACATTATACCTTTGAGCTTACCGAGACAGGCACGGGCCTTCGTTACGATTCCAACCTTTGCCAGATCCCTAGTAACGAAGTTCAGGATCGCAAGGATGAAGTCATCGAATACTACAAGGAAAGAGGAGAAGGTCTTGGAAGGCTGATGATCAAGGAGTATCCGACAGGAACTGCAACGGTCCAGACTCTTCGATCCCACATTGAAAAGCTAAGCCTTAAAGGATTTATTCCTCATGTGCTGATTATCGATTATGCAGACATTATGAGGTCATCGCGGCAGTATGACTCAATGAGACATGAACTCAAGAAGGTCTATGAAGATCTTCGCAACCTGGCTATGGAAAAATCCATGCCTATTTGGACAGCATCTCAATCCAACAGAGACTCCGCTAACGCTGATATCGTAGGTCTGGAAAGTATGTCAGAATCTTACGGCAAAGCGCAGGTTGCAGATGTTGTAATCTCCATATCTCGTAAGCCTGCTGAGAAATCTGAAGGATTCGGACGACTTTATATTGCTAAAAACAGAGCCGGCCGCGACGGAATTGTGTTCCCAGTAAAGCTCAATACTGCAATGAGTAGGTTTAGCATACTAGAAAACTCAGAAGAAATGTCCCTCATGGATGCAAAGAAAAAGAATGAAGGTGATTTGAAGCAGCTTTTACAGCAAAAGTGGAAACAAGTCAGTAAAGTTGAAGTACAAAGTAAAGAAGAAGTCAAAGACACAGAAGGTGAGTCGTAGATGTCAACCTATGATGAGGTTTTCAAGGAAAGCCTAGAGTATTTTAAGGGCGATGAGCTAGCAGCTTCAGTTTTCGCTACAAAGTATGCACTGCAGGATAATCAAGGTAATTTCCTTGAAACTAATCCCGACCAGATGCATCACCGTCTAGCACAAGAATTTGCTCGAATCGAAGAGAAGTATGAAAATCCAATGTCAGCTGACGAGATTTATTCGCTTCTCAGGGAATTTAAGTATGTAGTTCCCCAGGGATCACCAATGTCTGGCATCGGAAATCCCCACCAGATCCAATCGCTCTCTAATTGTTTCGTAGTAGATTCTCCCCAGGATTCTTATGGCGGAATTCTTAAGGCAGACCAGGAGCAGGTGCAGATTATGAAGCGCCGCGGAGGCGTAGGATTTGATATTTCTACAATCCGCCCGAAAGGTTTGCGCACGTCTAATGCTGCAAAAACAACTGATGGCATTGGCGTCTTTATGGAGCGGTTTTCTAATTCGTGCCGCGAGGTTGCGCAAGGTGGTCGCCGAGGAGCTCTAATGCTCACCATCTCTGTGCACCATCCAGACATTGAAACATTTATCAATATCAAGCGCGACTTATCAAAGGTTACCGGCGCCAATATCTCGATTCGACTAACCGATGAGTTCATGCATGCTGTCGAGAATGAAGAAGACTACGAGTTGCGCTTTCCTGTAGAACCCGAAGAGGAAAGAGTGGTAACTCGACAAGCTCATGCCAAAGATATTTGGGACCAGGTTATCGAATCTGCGCACGGTTCAGCAGAGCCAGGACTACTTTTTTGGGATAATGTACTCAACTACACACCTGCGCAGATCTATAAGGAACAGGGATTCCACACCATCAGCACTAATCCGTGCAGCGAGATCACGCTGTCAGCATATGATAGCTGCAGGCTTCTGCTTCTAAACCTCACTTCTTTTGTAGAGAATCCCTTCTCTGAGAATGCAAGGTTTGACTATAAGCTATTTGATGATTACTCGCAAAAGGCTCAAAGGTTAATGGATGATCTGATCGATCTTGAAATTGAACATGTCGATCGAATCATTAAAAAAATCAAGAAGGACCCTGAGTCAAAAGATGCTAAGCGGGTTGAGCTCGAACTCTGGCAAAAGATTCGAAAGGCAGCCCTTGAAGGTCGTCGAACAGGATTAGGTGTCACGGGCCTAGGTGATACACTTGCAATGCTTAACCTCCAGTATGGTTCTCCGAACAGCATACAAGAAACTGAGGACATCTATCGAGCATTGGCAATAGCCGCATATAAGAGCTCATGCCAACTCGCTGCTGAGCGAGGTCCCTTCCCAGTTTATAACTTCGAGCAAGAAGAAGGTCACCCGTTCATGGGGCGCCTCTTCGAAGCTTACCCACAATTACGACGTTTACATAGAAAGCACGGAAGGCGCAACATTGCCTTAACCACCACTGCACCTTGCGGCAGCGTTTCTACGTTAACGCAGACCACTTCAGGTATTGAACCTGCTTTTATGCTCAAGTACATTCGGCGTAAGAAAATCAATCCTAGCGATCCTGAGGCTCAAGTAGACTTTGTGGATGATCTAGGAGATCGATGGCAGGAATTTGACGTCTATCACCACAATTTTAAGAAATGGATGGACACGACCGGAAATTCAGAGATATCTGATAGCCCTTATGCTGATGCAACAGCTAATGAGATTAACTGGGAGTCAGCTGTAGATCTTCAAGCTGCTGCACAAAAGTGGGTGTGTCACGCAATCAGTAAGACTATTAACTTGCCCAGGGATGTCACAGTTGATGATGTCAAAAAAGTGTACTGGCAAGGCTGGAAGAAAGGTCTTAAGGGAGTAACCGTGTATCGCGATGGTAGTCGATCTGGAGTTCTGGTGTCTGATGACGCCGCTGCAAAGAACAAAGATGGTTTTGATGAGACACAACCACCTAAGCGCGCTGACACTTTGGAATGTGATATCCATAACACTTCTATTCGAGGTGAAAAATGGACCATTATTATGGGTCTAATGAATGGAAAGCCTTACGAGATCTTTGGCGGAATGGCAAATAAGATCGAGATCCCACGATACTACAAGAAGGGAACTCTCACTAAGCGCCCCAGAAAGACAATGAACTCCATCTATGACCTTAGGTTTGGGCATGAAGGAGATGAGTTCTGCATCAAAGATGTGGTTGAAGTGTTTGACAACCCAAACTATTCAGCGTTCACGCGGACTATTTCTCTCGCCCTGCGGCATGGAGCTCCGGTTTCATTCATGGTTGAGCAGCTTCAGAAGGATAGAGAAGCAGACATGTTCTCCTTCGCTCGTGTGATTGCTCGAGTTCTTAAAAATTATATCGAAGACGGAACTGCTGCATCTGAGAAGACATGCGATGATTGCGGTGCCGAAGGAACATTAATCTACCAAGAGGGATGTGTTACTTGCCTAAGCTGCGGCACTGGCAAGTGCGGATAAGACAAGAGAGACAAAATTGAAAAAACAGGTCAAAGTCGATGGTCGCATCAGCGAAGTAAAGCTAATGAACAACCCGATTGTTATTCGGGTCAATAAGTTTAGTGAGGATGGTGCCAAGAAGTTCAACCAGGATATGGCTGCAGCCCACAATTCAGGGCAAGGTATTATTCCAGTTGTGATTGATTCTTATGGAGGGCAAGTTTACTCCCTGATGTCAATGATAGCAGATATCAAGAGCTCAGATATCCCTGTTGCCACCATTGTCGAAGGGAAGGCCATGTCATGCGGGGCTGTACTCTTCACATTTGGAGCAGAAGGCCACCGATACATGGCACCTGATGCAACTATAATGATTCATGACGTCAGTAGCGGAGGTTTTGGAAAGGTAGAGGAGCTTAAAGCTGATGCAGCTGAAGCCGATCGTCTTGACCAAAAGATCTATAAGATGATGTCACAAAACTCCGGCAAGAAAGATGACTATTTTAAGAAGATAGTCCACAAGAAAGGTCACGCCGACTGGTTCTTGGATGCAGAGGAATGCAATAAGCATAACATCTGCAACCATATAAGAGTTCCTTCGTTCACAGTAAGCATCGATGTGAATATGGAACTTGATTAAGAGACATCTACTTCTTTTTGCAGCTCTTTTTTTAGGCTGTGAAACTCCTGATCAAGTGTCTGACTATGTGGCTTACGGAGCACACCCGATAAAAGTTACTAGCATAACAGAGGGAATCCAGGCTTTTTCTCTAGACGATAACTTCGTTCTCGGAAAGTTAACAGATGCCCAGCTAGTCAATGCAATCATCATTATGGATATTGCAAAAGAGAAGACTTTCGACGCTCCAACACTTCTAGCTGTAGCATTCAGGGAGTCTGCTTTCAAAACGGGAATAGTTTCCAAGCAAGGAGACGTCGGTGTTTTCCAAATTAACGCTCGGTGGTGGTGGAAGAAGCTAGGATATGCTTCTCGTGCAGATTTTGTAAAGAAAAACCAGGATCCTTCTACGAATGCAAAGAATGCGATCTTTATCATCAAGAAATTTAAAAAATTTAAAAGCTGTCGAGGAGATAATCTTTTTGCTTGCTACAATGGTGGGCCTGGATGGAGGCTTTCTAAGAATGTCGATAAGATCAAAGCATACCAGAAACGTGTAATACGAGCAAGATATTTAATTAAGCGCCACATGAAGCGCTGGAAGCGAGATATCGGAAGTGAGCAACCCTAATCATCCTCGGCAAACTGGCGACGGAAAGCTACGCATTGAAGACGTAGTTGATGATTGGGATTTAGGCTTCTACGATGGTAATGCTATAAAATGCATACTTCGCGCAAAATTTGGCAATCAAGAGATACAAGACATAGAAAAAGCATTAGAGTATCTTAGGCGCTATTTAAGAGTGTGCAAGGAAGCCTATGAACGAGCAGATGAGGAACAGACTGCGACTTGGCGCCCTGGTTGTGGTAATTACATCTCTAGTGGTACCGAATCCGACGATTGACAGCCTTTCTCGAATAGCCCTGGTCGGACTTTTTACCGACTGGGCATATCAGCTATATAAACGTTCATAAAGCTTAGTATAATAATTTCATTGGAGTTTTAAAATGGCAAAGAAGATTTATCGTCTTGATGATGAAGTGGTCGCAGAAGTGGCTCGTTCCCTACAGCGCGCCCTTCTCACGGGCACTGACATTGTTGATCACATCCGAGCTATAGAGCTTAATGTCGGTAGAGGATCAGACAAGATCCTTTTAAGCCCTGAATATCTTGAGCGCACGCAAGCAAACGATCAGCGAATGGTCGATGAAGCCAACGAGCTATCCTTCGAAAATAACGAGTAAAATGGATCGCCTCGCCCAGATATTTCAACTGCAAGAGACATTTATGCAGGTCCTCTCCGATAATAAGGAGAAGCTTCCAGAATGGCCCGTAGATCCGTCTGACAAAAAGGCCCAGCAGTTTATTAGGGATATCATCCATCGAGGCACAGAGGAGGCTTTCGAAGCTCTCCTTCACCTCAAGAACTGGAAGCCCCACAAGCACACCGAAGTCAAAGAGTTTGATCGCAATGCATTTCTCGAGGAAATGATAGACGATTTCACGTAGAAATTTGAAGCACTGATCTTAATGGGATTCCAGCCTGGCGAGTTTTTCGACGCTTTCTGCCAGAAGAACAGTAAGAACGTTTACAGAGTCAAGGGCGACTATTGATCATTTCGTGATATTTAATATTGCGAGATAAAAATGCCCACTACAAGAATTAGAACACGAGATCTCCTCTCAGGGTCAGTCGGCTCCGGATCTTTGGGAGCAGGTTCCGTCACAGGACAGGTCGCAGCGACAACCGTTGAAGATGCAGATTTAGTCCTAATATACGACAATGATGCCACAGCGCTTCGTAAGATGACGAGAGCCAACTTTACTGCGGGCCTCACAACCACACTTTCTGGCGCATATGACGCAGGAATTTTTATCACTGCATCCAAAGGCCCTGTAGATATTCAGGCTACTAATAACGCAAATTCAGCCACAAATGTTCTCAAGCTTGCAGTTTCTGGGTCTGTGTCAGGCGCCGGCGCCGCCGGCCCTCAAATTTTATTTACCATACCTGTTAGTGACGAATCAAAAGTTGGCGCAGCTGTCAGAGCAAACAAGCAGCAGATCGGTTCAGATAGCTCTATCACAGAGCTCAACTTCTTGACATCTGAAAATAATGAGACGCTGATAAGAGTATTAAAGCTTGACAATCAGGGAGTTGCAGTTCACGGCGCAGGTGCATCAGAGGTTTACCCAAGTAGTGGATACGCTTTCATGGTTGCAACCAGTGGCGAAACAAACGCAATGGTTGTCGAACAAACTTCCGGAGATGTTGGAATAGGGCTAACCAACGCTCTAGTTCCTCTGCACGTCTTCAGGTCTAACACGGATGCAGTACCTCAGATAGCTGCTCAGCAGGGATCAACCGGAGATGCAGGTTTCCTTCTTAGTATTCCTAATGCTTCTTACATGATGGGCATCGACAACAGCGATGATGACAAATTTAAGATCGTTTATGGTAACACCGCTACAAACGCCACATTGTCAACAAACCCCCGCTTTGTTATCGATATTGACGGAGACGTCGCTGTAACAAAAAACTTAGTAATCTCAGGTACACAATTGAAAGTATCTAACTCAGGCAAGGCCTCACTATTCTTAGAAGCCGATACTGATAACAGCACAGAGGCTGATACTGCGTTTATAAAGCTTTCACAGGATGGTACAGCAGTTGAAGCTCTCATCGGATTCTGCCCTGACAATGGCGAGGATCCTGAAGGCAATGCTTATGCGCATGCTACTTCTAACGGTTTGCTAGTAGGTGCAACTAAGAATTTTAACTTGCACCTGGGCACTAGTGATACTGTTCACATGACTATAAGCGGTTCTGCCTCGGCATCAAATAAAGGTAATATTTTCTTAATATCAACTAAAGACGATACAACTTCCGACTCAGCTAATATGGTTATTGATTCAAGTACGGGCTTCTTGAGGCGATCAACGTCAGATCGCCGACAGAAGAAAGACATATCTAGTATCTCTAGCTCTCTTGATGATCTTTGTAGATTAGTACCTCGGCATTTCTATGATATTAACGATGAAAACAATGAAGTTAGAATTGCAGGTTTCGTTGCCGATGAAATTCAGGATGTGTTTCCAGACCTAGTTCCTGAAAGGGGTTTGTCGGATGAGATCTATAGGTCTGTAGCTTACGATCGGTTAGGCGCATACATAGTTAATGCTATTAAAGAGATAAAACAGCGCCTTGAATCCTTAGAAAATGGAGACTAACGATGGCTAGAACACAAATACGCGGCGGTAACATCAAGGATGAAACAATTGAGTCTGTGGACTTAGCATCTGGTTCCATAAAAGCAGGTGAGTTAAGCACTGATGTTATCACTAGCCAGACTGCGGAAGCAAGTGTAGCCTCTGACGATCTAGTCTTGATTTACGACACGTCAGAGACCGCATTTAGAAAGATGACAAAGGCTAATTTTACGGCCGGAGTCACTGCTGACCCTGCAGGATCTGACACGCAAGTTCAGTTTAATGATGGCGGATCTACTGGAGGAGATGCTGGGCTAATCTTTGATAAGTCCACTGGAATTCTCACGGTAGCTAAGGGCGCCGTTTTCAACGAGGGATCCCACGATTCTGACTTTCGCGTAGAGAGTAATGATGACGCAAATATGCTTTTTGTGAACGCCGGAACCAATCGGGTAGGTATCGGCACTGATACACCTACCGCTTTACTCCATATCTCATCTTCAGCAATAGGTGTTCTTTTTAGAATTGATCACCCAGATGCTGGGGTCGATAATCCTATCTTTTTCGTTACAGGTTCCTCGGGCAACTCAAGAGTGGGCATTGGGACAGAAACACCAGATGCTACGTTCGCTATAAGCGATAATGGCAAAGTATTAGAAGTGGGTTCAGCCGATGAAGGATCTTGGTTCGAAGTAAACAACGGGACTATTTATCTTAATTCAGGCGGCGGCATAGCCATCTCCGGCGGGGATAATTTGGGACAACGATTTAATATTGCTCCAATCAACGGGACATATGGTGCGCTAGGCATTGGAAAGTATCCGGGAGCTACTGTCAATATCGTCGAAGTAAATAGTGCAAATTCTGATCAAGGTGGAGACTTTTTCGTAATCGACTCTGACGGTCAAGTTGGAAT